TCAATATCGTACAAGAGGATGGTGGAGAACTATTCTTTGAGTCTGGTAATGCCGCAGTAGAAGTTGGTGGTATCAACACTGAGGCAGCACTAGGTAATAGAATTCAAGCAGAGGCATCTATCTTCGAAGAAAGAGTGGATGTGTCAAAAAGAGATGATGACACATTTATTCTAGAGTCTGGTTCTGGTGATATCACAAAAGTATTCCTACAGGACGGTGGATTTGGATATTCTAAACTTCCTACTATCACGATTACTTCAAAATTTGGTAGTGGTGCAAAACTTCTTGCGACAACAAGTGACATTGGTAGAATCGAAGATGTAAATCTAAGAACAGTTGGGTTTGATTATCAGGTTGCTCCTGTTGCTGAGTTCCGTGCTAACTTTGTCGTTAAGGATGTAAGTGGAACCTTTAGTGTTGGAGATACACTAACAAGTCACGTTGGAACAGTTCGTGCATTTGAGTCAGGAACACAAGTTCTAACAGTTTCATTCTCTGATATTGAAAGAATTGTCAGTGAAGACGGAACCTTTGACAATATTATTCTTGATGGTACAGACCCAACAGGAACATATAATACTGGTGATTATCTTGTGTATGAAGATGCAATTGATTTCTCTGGTAAAGATGTTTCCATTACCACTGCATCTGCCAGCGCAACGATTGTAAATGCAGACATTGCAAAGGGAACTCTTAACGTAGGAATGACTGCCGATAGATTTGGACGATATCCAGATATCGAAAGTCTTATTGGTGAAGACCTTATTCGTATTCAAGATTCTTATTATTATCAACAGTTCTCATACGAAGTCCAAACTGCATCTGGTTCTGGATCATATCTAAACCCACTGAAGAAATCTGTACACCCATCTGGATTTAACATATTCAGTAAGGTTAAGTCGTCTACTGCTGTGTATGCTGGTATCTCAACACCAACTGGTGCGACACTTGGTGACGAGTATGTTGCAGATACAAACACCTTCAGCCCAATTCTCGCATCCACATTTGAGGTTCTTTTTGATGAGGTCAAAAGAAGAAGACATCAAGTATTTGAGAATCCAGCATACCATATTGCTATGGAAGATTCCGTTGGTGGTTTCTTACATGGAGAAGATGGTGAAATAATTGTCCAAGAGGAAAAGGAAACTTATTCCACAGATACTTACGACCTTAGAGTTGTTAAGAAAACTGAAGTTAAAATTGATGTAAAACCAAACCGTATAGGCGATAGTGCTAATGGAATATCGTTTATTAGTAATGTAACTCAAGAGAGTATTCTTGGTGATACACTCGCTTTAGAGCTTGGTAGTGAATTTGAATCTGATGGCATGATTGGCGACTTCCTTCTTGATAATACGGCAGACATTGGCACTGCTGATGTTGGAGATAGAATACTTCTAGAAACTGTTGAAGATGTTAATATTGGACAAGGCATTTCTATTAACGATTACAGTCGAGTAACGGAAGGATTTAACTTAAGTGATTTGAGTGTTGTAGATAAGTTAAACATAACTGATCAGTTTGATACGGTTAATATTTTGTTAGAAGATAGTTCTCCTGGCTCTATCATGCAAGAGGATGGTACTACAGTATCAACAACACATGGTGATGAAATACTTCTTGAACAAGGTACTGGTTTAACAATTGGTGGAAAACTTTCTTTAGAGAGTCAAGTCATTGCACTTGAAGATGAGACTTCTGTTGGACATACACCTGTTGAAGTGTATTCAAGTCAGTCGGTTATTCCAAGATTTACTCGTTCTGCTGAAGTGTATGTTGCACAAATTGGTAGGTTGTATTACGAACCAGAGATTGATCAAGGTGATACACAAATTCAATATGAAACTGCAACCACAGATTTGGCTGGTGTAAATATCGGTGGAAATAATATTCTGCTTGAGTCTGGAACGAAAGAGTCGTTCCTTGAGAGTATCTATGGAGTTGTTCCTGACGGCATTTATTTCTCTGATGGAGATACAACGTTTGATACGAGTGGTACAACTTGGGATGCTGGTGTTCCTTCTACTGCTGCAGCATCTGCGGCAACATATGATGAAACAGACTTTACATATGATGATACAAGTGAGACTTTTGACCAGACAGGTAGTTAAAACTTTATAAATATAAGAATAATAGAGGAAAAGTCATGGCAAAACAAACAGTAGGTATCGGTACAGTTGCTGACGATGGTACAGGTGACAATCTACGAGTTGGTATGGACAAAGTTAATGATAACTTTGATGAAATCTATACTGCACTTGGAGATGGTTCTGCCCTTTCATCTGGCATCAGTTCCGATGCAACACAAATCACTCTAACTAGTCCAAGCATTACTGGTAATACAGTGTTTGCTGATGGTGCATTTGATTTTGATGTTGCAAGTCATGATGGTTCAAACGGACTTAAACTTGGTGGAACTCTTGTCACATCTAGTGCCGCAGAACTTAATTTTGTTGATGGTGTGACATCTGCAATTCAAACTCAGTTAGACGCAAAGTCGCCCCTAGCATCACCAACATTTACTGGAACTCTTACTTACGCAACACTCAATGATGGGTCAAATGATTTAACTTCTACGGCCGCAGAATTAAACTTACTGGATGGACTTACTGGTACAATTAAAACTGCTGGTACAGAAAATATTTGGATTCCTGCGGGAGCAATGCGTCCAACAGTTTCCAATGGTTGTGCTCCCATCACTGAAGTCGAAACAACCTCTGGTCGTCCAGACATGCAAGTTCTAGACTTCGATGCAACTTCCGACGAACATGCACAGTTCTCTATTGCATTCCCTAAGAGTTGGAACGAAGGAACAATTACATTCCAAGTTTATTGGACTACAACCGCAACCGATACTGATGGTGTTGCATGGGGACTACAGGGTGTTGCAGTTTCAGATAACGATACCATTGATGTTGCATATGGAACAGCGGTTGTAGTAACAGATGACGCTCTAGGTGCGGCAGAGGATCAGTGTGTGACGGCAGAGAGTAGTGCTGTTACAATTGCTGGAACTCCTGCTGTTGGTGATATATGTTATTTCAGAATTTTTAGAGATGTCTCTGACGCAAATGATGACATGACAGAAGATGCAAGACTTATTGGTGTAAAGATATTCTTTACTACAGACGCCACTAATGATGCATAATAGAAGGTAATAAGGAACTATTATGGCAAAACAATCACTTTCTCTGGGAACGACAGTAAACGACGGTACTGGTGATCCTATTCGCACTGGTGGTGATAAGATCAATGACAACTTTGATGAGATTTACACCCTTCTAGGTACTGGAACTGCACTCACAACTGGTTTGAGTGCAACTTCTTCTGTCGTAACTCTTGCTGGTCCTACTGTTACTGGTGTTGCTTCTTTTGCCGCTGGTTCTGCTGCTGCCCCTTCAATCACAAAAACAGGAGATACAAATACAGGTATCTATTTTAGTGCAGCAGATGAAGTAGCATTTACAACAGGCGGCACTCAAAGACTTAAACTTGATAATACAACTGCAACTTTTGCTGGTGCCATCACTACTGGTGGTAATGTTGTTATCCCAGATGCAGGAACAATTGGTTCTGCAACAACCACTGGTGCAATGACAATTGCCGCAAATGGTAACGTTACATTTTCTGGAACAGTTGCTGCCACAGGAACAGTAAACTTTTTAATTAAAGATTCAACGGGAACAACACTAAAAACCGTAAAGAGTTTCGCATAAATAACTGTAGGGTTAAAGGAATAACAAATGACTGCAATCATCACACAAAAATTCAGACAACATAACGCCGAACAGTTTTATGAGTCATTCTCTGAAACTGCAAAGTCAACATATTATATGTTGATTGGTAAGGCAACTCCATTCACGGCTGGAACCAGCGGTGGAACTGACTCTGCACCACCAACTCCTGTTGATGATGTTTCCAGTGAGTTCTATGTTTGGGACCAGACTATTGCTGGTAAGAATATTGCAACTACTGATGTTCAGTATGTTATTCCTCGTAGAGATTGGGCAAATGCAACGACATATGATATGTATGACGATACTGTTAGTGCATCAAATACTTCTACATCTGGTGCAACAAATCTGTATGACTCAACATTTTTCTTTAGAACATCAGATAACAGAGTATACATGGTTCTAGACAATAATGCTG